AAGATTGGAATATAATGGAGGAGCATATTCAATATGACTTCTTATATGATAATCACTTCACAGAATTAAAAGAAGCAGAATTACAAACAGAAAGACTAGCTCTTCTTACTGCAACTGAACCTTATATTGGTAAATATTATTCTAATGATTGGGTAAGACGTAATGTTCTTCGTCAAACTGATGTAGAGATTGATGAACAGGATGATCAAATTGAAAAGGAAATTGCAGATGGTACTATACCTGATCCTGCAGATATGATGTTAGATCCAGAAGGTACTGGTGGATTAAGACCAATGCCATTTCCTGAGGAAGAACCAGGTGTAGATACTGCAGATGCTGATCTAAGAGCAACCGCTGTAGATAGTGCAGTTACTAAATCTAATATAAATCAAACACCTAAGGGTGGAGAAATATAAATACATCTAGTTAACATTTGAACATAATTTACAATGCCTGAAATTACTAATGCTTTAATTGATATGATTGTGAATGATGAGAGTCCTTCACAGATCAGCGATAAGATGAAAGAGTTACTTTTTGCTAAGTCAGCAGAAAAGGTTGAGACTGCTCGACCTGTTGTAGCAAATTCACTTTTTGGTGATCAGGAAGTGGAAGATGAAGTTGATGGTGAAGTAGATGCAGAGTCTGAAATAGAGGTGGAAGCGGAAGCGGAAACTGAGATTGAAGATGATGCTCAACAATCTACTGCTCAAGTATACTAAATAACATTAAATGGATTCTAAAGAATAATGGCACATAGTCCGATAGTTGGAACGGGTATTTCTTTTGCGGCGACGGCAACGTCAGGAATGACTACTTCGTTTGCAATAAAAACTCCATATTTGAGAATAACTCCTAGAGGTGCAGGAGCACATGTTGCTTTTTCTCAAACTGCACGAACTGTTACTGCTGATACAGGCAGTTACTATATTCCTGATGGAACATCTGAGACTCTTGCGATGTCCAGATATTCTCAAAAAGTCGTTGGAATTACTATTGGTGCTACGACAGTTCTTACTTGTCCTGAAGGCCAACAAATGCCATTTAACGTTGGAAACGTAGTGCAGTTAGTTTGTCCAATAACCTCCTCTAATGGAGATATTGTTAATCAATATAATTTTGTAGCACTAGTAAGTGCCATTGATAACAGTCAGGGCCCGGATGGAGATTTCCAGACTAAGGTAACGGTGGATGCTATTACTACTGGTGTTTCTACAGCATGGACTGCAAGTAATGGTCGTGCTGATACTGTTTTATACTCAGCAGGAAGACTAGCAGCAAGAACTGATGGTGCTAGTGGTAATATTAATATTATCCAAGTTCAAACAGCAGGGGATGCTTAAATGAAACTCATTAGAGAAGAAATCGAAAGTGTAGAATTTCTCGTTGAAAATCGCAACGGTAAGAAGTCTATGTATATTGAAGGGGTTTTCCTTCAAGGAAACATTAAAAACCGTAATGGTAGAATGTATCCTATGGAAACTCTTCGTAAAGAAGTTGGACGTTACAATGAGAATCACGTTCAATCAGGAAGAGCACTTGGTGAATTGGGTCACCCCGATACACCTACTGTGAATCTCGACAGAGTTTCTCATAAGATAGTATCACTTAAAGAAAGTGGTTCTAATTTCATTGGTAAGGCTAAGATTCTTGGTACACCAATGGGTAAGATTGCTTCTTCTCTTGTTGAGGAAGGAGTAAAATTAGGTGTTTCATCTCGTGGTATTGGTTCATTAAGACCAACCCGTGAAGGTGTTAACATTGTTGGTGATGATTTCATGCTGGCAACTGCTGCTGATATCGTTGCTGATCCTTCTGCTCCCGATGCATTTGTTGAGGGAATTATGGAAGGAAAGGATTGGGTATGGGATGGAGGTATTTTGCGTGAGAAGTTCGCACACAACACCTATAAAACCATCAATACATTGGTTGATCAGAAACAATTAGACGAGAAAAAACTCTCGTTATTTAATGATTTCTTATCAAACATATAAAACTTCTAAATAAATATAGGTTTAATTACAGGAATTCGGAGAGTTTACAAATGTCTCGTGGCACAACATTACAAAGAATGGAAGAAGACGTAACCCAATCCAAGACTGCTGTAAATGCAAATGCAGCAGCTGGAGAAAGCGCACTTCCCAAAGAAGGTAGTAATCCATCAGGTGTTAAGACACCAGGGAATACACCACCTTTTGAGGATTTGGGTGGTCCAACACCAGAAAATTACAAAGTAGATAATGATTCTGCTAAGTTGAAGACACCTGGAGGCTCTCTGAAGCAAGTGCATGATGTAGTTAACAAAGGAGCAAAACCTGGAGATCAAGCAATGCCTACTGCAAAGAAATTTAAAGAGGAAGAAGAAGTCTCAGGTGATGTAGTTGCAGAAGATGAAGTTACTACTAATGAAGTAGTTAATGAAATTAACATCGAAGATGATGTTAATGCTCTTCTGGGTGGTGAAGAACTCACCGAAGAGTTTAAAGCAAAAGCAAAGACAATCTTTGAAGCTGCTATTAACTCCAAAATTTCTGAAATACGTGCTACTCTTGAAGAAGAGTATTCAGAAAAACTCGCTGAAGAAGTTGCTGAAGAAAAAGAAGCACTTACTGAGCGTGTAGACTCATATCTTGAGTATGTTTCTGACGAGTGGATGGAAGAAAATCAACTCGCCATCGAGCATGGACTCAAAACAGAATTGACTGAATCATTCCTTACTGGAATGAGAAGTCTCTTTGAAGAAAATTATGTATCAATCCCTGACGATAAATATGATGTGCTAGAGAGCATGGTAGAAAAACTAGATGATATGGAATCCAAACTCAATGAGCAAATAGAAAAGAATATCCATTTAAACGGTAGACTTGCAGAGTCTGTTGCTGATGGTATCCTTGAATCTGTTTCTGGTGGCCTTGCTGCTACTCAGAAAGAGAAGCTCGCTTCACTTGCTGAAAGTGTAGAGTTTGAAAGTGAGGCAACTTATCGTGACAAATTGGAGACATTGAAGGAATCTTATTTCACTTCAACTTCAACTGCTAGAAAGACTGAAACCTTAACAGAAGGTGAAGCTGCAGCACCAGAAACTCATTCTGGATCAATGGCATCTTACCTTAAGACGCTTTCAGCATTCAAGTAGTAAACTGAATTAAATATTAAATCAAACTTTAAACACTTATAGGTAACAAGCAAATGTTCCAATCAGAACAGTTGCAGGAAAAATGGGCACCTCTTCTTAACCACGAAGGTTGTGAAGAAATTAAAGATCCCCATCGTAGAGCCGTAACGGCCGTCCTGCTAGAAAACCAAGAAAAATTTTTAAGAGAATCTACTGCTTTCGGTGAAAGTGGTATGCTCAACGAAGCAGTTCCTACTAACCACGCAAACGCCGCAGGTGCTCAAGGTGGTTTTGGTAGTGATGCTAGTGCTGCTGGTCCACAAGCTGGTTTCGACCCCGTTCTAATCAGCCTCATTCGTCGTTCAATGCCAAACTTGGTCGCTTATGACCTTGCTGGTGTTCAACCAATGAGTGGTCCTACTGGACTAATCTTCGCAATGAGATCCAAGTACAACGCCATGTCTGGTGGATCAGGTGGTCAGGAAAGCACAGAAGCATTCTACAACGAACCAGATTCAGCATTCTCAGGACAGGATGCAGGATATGACCTTGACTCTGCCACTGAAGGTGGAGTTGGTATGGGTACTACTGTACAGTCTGGTAACAACCCATCTGTACTTAACCCAGTTGGTACTGCTACTTCAGATCCTTCACCATACAACGTTGGTCAGGGTATGAAGACTGGAGATTCTGAGAATCTTCACGGTACTGGTGACAAGGCGTTCAACCAGATGGCATTCTCAATCGAGAAGGTCACTGTTACTGCTAAGTCTCGTGCGTTAAAGGCTGAGTACTCACTAGAGCTTGCTCAAGACCTTAAGGCAATCCACGGTCTTAATGCAGAAGCAGAACTTGCTAACATCCTTAGTACTGAAATACTTGCTGAAATTAACAGAGAAGTTATTCGTACTATCTACAAGGTTGCTGAGCAAGGTGCTGTACAGAACACCGCAACTGCTGGTGTATTTGACCTAGATGTTGACTCAAATGGTCGTTGGTCTGTTGAGAAGTTCAAAGGACTTCTATTCCAGATCGAGAGAGATGCTAACGCAATCGCTCAAAGAACTCGTCGTGGAAAGGGTAACATCATCCTTTGCTCTGCAGACGTTGCTTCTGCATTAACAATGGCAGGTGTACTTGATTACACTCCAGCACTTAATGCTAACCTTAACGTTGACGAAACAGGTAACACATTCGCTGGTGTTCTACAAGGTAAGTATAGAGTCTACATTGACCCTTATGCTGCTAACATTGGTGGTGCTACTCAGTTGGGTAACACAACTCCTGGTAACCAGTACTATGTTGTTGGTTATAAAGGTACTTCACCTTATGACGCTGGAATATTCTACTGCCCATACGTTCCACTACAGATGGTTCGTGCAGTTGGAGAGAACAGCTTCCAGCCAAAAATCGGATTTAAGACTCGTTACGGAAT